TTTAAGTGAAACATTACAAAAGAACAGAAAACAAGTTATAACAAGTATAAAGCAAAGTGTAACGCAAGGCTTGGTTATGGGTGAATCATATAAGAAAATGGCAGACAGAATGACATCAGCCTTAAACAATGATGCTACTAAAGCATTAAGGGTGGCAAGAACAGAAGCACATAGAAATCAAAATGCAGGTACACTAAAAGCAGTTGACCACGCAGTAGGCAGAGGAGTAAAATTAAAAAAAGAATGGATAGCAACACTTGATGACAGAACAAGAGATACTCATGCAAGTATGGACGGTCAGGTGGTAGATTCAGATGCAGATTTTGTTTCACCGTCAGGTTCAAAAGGTCCTGCTCCAGGAATGTTTGGTGACCCTGCGGAAGATATAAATTGCAGGTGTGCTTTAGGTACAATATTACCAGGAGCAGATGAAACAACCAACAGAGAAACATATGAGGAATGGGCAGAAAGCAGAAACATACCAGTACCTAATGAAGTTAAACAAGTACAAAAACAGATGGCTAAAGAAATAAAAGATGATTTAATTATTGAAGATTGGGCAAATAAAACAGCAGAGAGTATTTATTTAAAAGCATCTAATAATGTAGATGGTATATCTGATATAATAAAAACTATATCTAATGACACTTCTACAAAGTTAAAAGGATATAAATATAGACTTAAAACTAAGGAAAGCATTAAGAGAAAATTAAAAGGGGAATATCTGGAAAACCCAGGTATGAGTTTAAAAGAAGTTGAACAATCCATTTATGATTCTATTAGATATACATACAATATTAATAATTTAAATTATACTAAGGATGTACAAATAATCTATAATAAATTAATTGAAAAAGGTTTAACACCAATTCGCTATAGAAATTATTGGGATAACCCAACATACAAAGGACTGCATTTTAATTTTAAGGATAAAACTGGACAGATAATAGAAATTCAAATGCATACTCCACAAAGTATTTTAGTAAAAGAACAAAAAAGTCATAAAATTTATGAAGTTATGCGAGTAAATAAAAATAATGAAATAATACAAAAAGAATCAGTAGAGAAATTAAAGGACGTGTGGAAAAATGTTGATACACCGATGGGAGCAAAAGAATTAATATTTAAATTAAATTAATATTTATAAAAGTAATTTTAATAATATATAATAAATGTAAGAGTAATAAAGGAGGAACTATGATATACTATGTAAAATGGAATGAAACAAAAAAACCTCTTGGAGTGTATAGGTCGATAATAGAATATGGGTTTTTAGAAGTTTTGGGCAGAAATAAAAAATGGATTGAAGCTCCGAGTACAAGTGAAGGATACTTATTAAGACAAATAGAACTTGAAAAAATAGAAAAAACCACAGCAATGAAAATCGTAAAAAAGATGTTGGGTATAACTGATGAAGATTTAAAAGAGCTTTTTAAATAATAACTTGTAAAGGGGCATAATGATGATAATAGCAGGTCCATGTTCAATAGAAGATAAATCATTCATTAATTTATCAAAAAAATTAAAAGATTTAGGTGCAACTCATATCAGAGGAGGTGTTTTTAAACCCCGCTCATCTCCTTTTCGATGGCATGGCATAGGAGAAGAAGCATTTTCATTAATTAAAGAAATGAAAGCAGAAGTTAATTTACCGTTTGTAAGTGAAGCAATGAATCCAAGACAGATTGAACAGTTATATACATTAGTTGATGTATTTCAAATAGGGGCAAGAAACCAAACAGACTCAGAACTGCTTAAAGAGTTCGGCAGACAAGATAAACCTGTAATAATGAAAAGAGGAATGGCAACAACTATTGAAGAATTTGTAATGTATGCAGATTATATTATAAGCGAGGGAAATCCAAATGTAATATTATGTGAAAGAGGAATAAGGACTTTTGAAAATTACACGAGAAACACATTTGATATAAACTGCATACCAGCAGTAAAAGAACTTTGCAATCTACCTATAATAGCAGATGCTTCACATGGCACAGGTAGAAGAAGTTTAGTTATTCCTGTAACAATGGGAGCATTAGCCGCAGGTGCAGATGGTATAATGGTAGAAGTTCATCAAAACCCTGAACAAGCAATGACTGATGGGCAACAGTCATTAACAATAAATATGTTCGCTGAATTAATGAAGAAGATTAATTTATTTAAACAGTATATGGAGGCATCAGATGTTAAAGCATAAAAAAATAGTTGAACTTGTAACAATACCCTCAATTCCATTAGGACCAAAACTTCCAAAATCAGACCCAAGATTAATATATCCATATGGCAGATATGGTGAATCAGAATATCTTACAGAACTTACTGGAAAAAGAGTTGTTATTGTAGGACCAGCAAGTTATATGCAAGGTAAAGGATTAGGCGAACTTATAGATAGTTTTGATATTGTAGTAAGAATAAATCATGCTTTGCCAATTGCATATCCTGAAGATTATGGAAGCAAAACAAACATACTATATCATATTTTAAGTCATAGGGGGAATAGTCTTAATAAAAAACCTATTGAAGAACCAGAATTAAACTTATGGTATGAATTAGGGTTAGATTGGATGGTGTGCAGTCATCATGCTAAATCTGAAAGAATAAGAATAGTAGGGCATATGTTGGAGAATAAATTCAAGTGGACTTGTGTTAATCAAAAATTTTCACAGGGTGTTAAAACACAAATAGGAAATAAACTTCCAAATACAGGAGTATTAGCAATATCTCATTTGTTATTATCAAGATTAAAAAGTCTGAATGTTTATGGTTTTGATTTTTATTTGTCAGGTGTTTATACAGGTTATGGAGATACTAAAGATGATGAAGTAGCAATTGAAATAAACAAAAGATGGCATGATGTATCAGCACAATTAGTATATATGAGTAAACTTGTAAAAAGAGATAACAGATTGATTATAGATGATACATTAAGAGAAGTATTGGATAATGGTAAGGAACTGTTTAAGGAGTTATTATGATTAAATGTTTTTATTTTAAAGGTGTTTTAAATTTTGGAGATGTTTTAACACCTATAATAATTAAACATATATCAGGACAAGACATTAAATATGTTAAAGGTAATGAAGAAAATAAACTATTAGCAATTGGTAGCGACATGAACAGATGGTTAAGAAAGAATGATGTTGTTTGGGGATATGGAAGCAGAAGTTCTGAAAAGTCAGGAAAAATAATTGTACCAGAAGGAGTTAAATTTTGGGCAGTAAGAGGACCATTAACAAGGCAAACAATCTTAAAGGATAATCCAAATATAATCGTACCAGAAATTTATGGCGACCCAGCAATATTAATGCCATTAATTTATAAACCTAAAACACAGCAATTAAAGTATAAGATAGGAATTATACCTCATTATATAGATAAAGAACTGTTTGAAATAAAAAGCAAGGACATCAAATTAATTAATATATCTGATAATCCTTATAAGATAATAGATGAAATAAATCAATGTGAAACAATCATATCCACAAGTCTGCATGGGTTGATAGTTGCGGAGGCATATGGTAAAAAAGTGGTATGGATACAAGTAAGTGATAGAATTATAGGTGCTTTATTTAAGTTCAATGATTATTTGTCAGGAACAGGAAGAAAATATAAAGAACCAATAAAGATTATGAATACTTTAATTAAAGATAAAGAGTTGCTAAATATAAAAAATGAAGTGTTGCCGAAACCTACCTTTAATACAAAAGGATTAATAAATGCTTGGGGGGATATTGATGCATATATTAAATAATGTTTTTTTAAAAGATTATACGACATATAAGATAGGTGGAAAAGCAGATACATTAATATTTGCTGAAAGCATAGAAGATTTAAAACTAATTCTATTAGATTGTAATTTATTATACCATAAAAAAGAAATACTGATTTTAGGAAACGGTTCAAACCTGCTTATTAATGATAAAGGATTTAATGGTATAGTCATAAAACCCATATTCAAAAATATTTTAATTAAGGAAAACAAAATGACAGTACAAGCAGGAACAACAGTTGATGACATGATTAATTTCTGTATTTCAAATAATCTAACAGGGCTTGAAATAATAACAGGAATACCAGGTAATTTAGGCGGTGTTATAACCATGAACGCTGGATTTACAAAGTCTATTTCAAGCATTGTGGATAAAGTCAAAGTAATGGATTATTCAGGCAATATTAAAATACTAAATAACAAACAAATGCAATTCGGTTACAGAACAAGTTTAATACAGAAGGAAAAATTGATTGTATTAGAAGCAGTTTTAAATCTTAAACATGGTAATATTAAACCGCAAGTTGAAAAATATATTAAATTAAGAACCAATAACCAACCTATAAACTATGCAAGTTGTGGCTCAGTATTTAAAAAGAATAATCTGCATGAATTTCAGGGTTGGTCTGAAGGTGGGGCAGAAGTCATAAAATCATATATAGTAAATAAAGGTAATGCTACCTTTAATGATATAATTACATTAATTAATAAAATAAAAAAAGCAAGTAAAGTAAAAACAGAGTTAGAGGTGATAATAATTGAGTAAAAATTTAAGCATTATTTTGACTTATAAGCAGACAGATAAGGTAAGGGCAAAGCAGAAAAAATATACTGTTGAAAGATATAACCTAATGTTTCCAAATGCACAAATAATCTTAGTTGAATCACCTTTAAAAACAAAGAATGAATGGGAAGGATTTTGCAAATCCAAATATATAAATATAGGGGTAAAAAAAG